GTTTCCCAGTCACGATCCCAGGAGGGGGATTGTCAGGTCCTCGACCTGGTGGCACAGTTACGATGCTTGATGTAACTGTGCCCAGTGACAGGTCCCATGGCCTGTCTGTTGAGTGTGTCGTGTCTACAGGAGGAAGTCATGAAGCGTCGTAAGATGTCTCGCGGTGGTTCCCGTCGTCATTTCACGCGGAATGCGGTGCGTGTCAATGCCCGGAATATTGGGCCGCGTTTTGTGATGCGCGGCGGTATCCGGATGTAAGGTTATGCCGTGTTATAAGCCTATTCAGGCTTTTCGTTCTTCGGGCGGTGGTGTTACTTTCCGCCGCCCGGAGGGTTTTATAGATTTGCCTTCTGCGGAGGTCGCTTGTGGTCAATGTATTGGGTGTAAGCTTGATCGTGCTCGCGCTTGGGGCTTGCGTATCATGCACGAATGTTCGCTGCATGAGCGCAATGCCTTTGTCACTCTCACCTATGATGATGCCCATGTTCCCCGTGATGGGTCTTTGAATAAGAAACATTTTCAGGATTTCATGAAGCGTTTGCGCGCCCGTCATAACGGGCGCATTTCGTATTTTCATTGTGGCGAGTATGGTGAGGAGAATGGAAGACCTCATTACCACGCTATTCTTTTCGGTATTGATTTTCCTGATCGTCAGCATTTCAATACTAACGGTCGCGGTGATCGTGTATACATCAGTAGCTTTCTTTCCTCGGTTTGGGGCTTTGGTAATTCGATTATCGGTAATGTTACGCTTGAGTCTGCGTCGTATTGCGCGCGGTATTGTCTCAAGAAGGTGACCGGAGATCGGGCTGACGATCATTATAAGCGCGTGCTTGAGGACGGCGAGATTGTTTGGTTGCAGCCGGAATATGCTACGATGTCGGTGGCTCCGGCTATTGGCAAGTTGTGGTTTGAGAAGTTTGCTGATGATGTGCTTCCCCGTGACGCGTGTGTGGCCGGCGGCTCGGAGATGAAAGTTCCTCGGTATTATGATAAGTTGCGTAAGCGTAGAGATGCTTTGGAGTTGAAGTCGGCTAAGAAGGAACGCCGACTCGCAGCAACGGAGCGGAGCGGCGATAACACGCCGGAGCGTTTGCGTGTCCGTGAGGAAGTTAAACTGGCTGCGATTTCTTCTCTCAAACGGAGTTTGTGATGTTGCATGGCATGTATGCGGTGAAGGATAAGGCGGCGGATGCTTTTATTCCGCCATTTTTTTTGCCTACCGATTCGATGGCTATTCGGGAGTTTTTGGCAGCGGCTCAAGATACATCGACGCGGTTTGCGAAGCACCCGCATGACTATTCGCTTTACAAGCTGGGTATGTTCGATGATGGTAATGGCGCGGTTAAGCCTCTGGCGGAGCCGCTTTTTTTGGTCAGCGCCGATGGTATGGTGTCGGGCAATTTTCAGGAGTAAGCGATGCGTTTACGTTCGAGTCAGTCGCATTTCGCGCAGGTGCCTGTGGCGGATATTCCCCGGTCGAGTTTTGACCGGTCGCATGGTTACAAGACGACGTTTGACGCCGGTTATCTGGTGCCGATCTTGGTGGATGAGGCGTTGCCGGGCGATACGTTCAATGTGCGGATGACCGGGTTTGCGCGGTTGGCGACGCCGCTGCATCCGATTATGGATAATATGTATATGGAAACGCATTTCTTTGCGGTTCCGATTCGTCTTGTCTGGGACAATTTTCAGAAGTTTTGCGGCGAGCAGCGTAACCCCGGTGATTCGATCGATTACATTGTGCCGCAGATGGTGTCTACTGCGGGCACCGGTTATTTGATTGGTTCGTTGCACGATTATTTTGGGATTCCGACAGGGGTCGCTGGTTTGACCCATTCGTCGTTGTGGCATCGTGCGTACAATCTGATTTACAATGAGTGGTATCGTGATCAGAATTTGCAGAATTCCGTGGTTGTTGACGTTGACGACGGTCCCGATTCACCGACGGATTATGTGTTGCTGCGTCGTGGGAAACGGCACGATTATTTTACAAGTTGTCTTCCGTGGCCGCAGAAAGGGAATAGCGTTTCAATTCCGATTGGCACGTCGGCGCCTGTGAAGGGTATTGCGATCGGCGCGTCGGCGAACGTGGCTGCTGGTGGTACGCAGTATGAGACTGGCGGTACTACGATTGCGGCCGGTGTGCGTGGTTGGGCAACGTCTGGTGCATCGTTCTGGATGAACGATGTAATTAACGCTGCGGGGACCGCAGGGACCGGTGGTCATATGCCCAACATTTATGCGGATTTGTCTTCTGCGACGGCCGCGACTATTAATCAGTTGCGGCAAGCGTTTCAGATTCAGCGTATGTTGGAGCGTGACGCGCGTGGCGGTTCGCGGTATACGGAGATCGTTCGGAGTCATTTCGGTGTCATGTCTCCGGATGCGCGGTTGCAGCGACCGGAATATTTGGGTGGCGGTCGCTCATTTGTCAATGTTGCGCCTATCGCGCAGACGAGTGAGACGACCGGCGGTTCCCCGCAGGGCAATTTGGCTGCTATTGGGACCGCGGTTCTGAGCGGTCATGGGTTTACGAAGTCGTTTACGGAGCATTGTCTGATTATCGGGCTTGTGTCGGTTCGGGCCGATTTGACGTATCAACAAGGTCTTAATCGGATGTTTTCGCGGAGGACTAGGTATGATTACTACTGGCCTGCGCTTGCGCACATTGGTGAGCAAGCCGTGCTTCGGAAAGAAATTTGGGCCAATGGTGTTCCTGCATCGGATGATGTTGTGTTCGGTTATCAGGAGCGTTTTGCGGAATATCGATATTTCCCCTCTCAGATTACGGGGCTTTTCCGTTCGACGGGCGCCACGCCTTTGGATTCGTGGCACTTGGCGCAGGAGTTTGCTTCGGCGCCGGCTCTTAATGCGGCGTTTATTGTGGAAGATCCTCCCGTTGATCGAGTTATCGCAGTACCGGCCGAACCTCATTTCTTATTTGATTCGGTTTTCAAAATGACTTGTGCTCGGCCGATGCCGGTGTATGGTGTTCCGGGATTTATCGATCATTTTTAGGGAGGTTGTATGGTCTGGCCCGCTTTGATTGGTGCGGCCGCTACGTTGGGCGCGACCGCGTATGGTGCGTCGAGTGCGCAGGGTTCGAGTGCGCAGTCTAGGAAGTTTGCGCGTGAGCAACGGCAGTGGGATTTGGACGTTGCGAATACGGCGCATCAGCGGCAGGTAGAGGATTTGCGCGCCGCAGGATTGAATCCGATTTTGTCTGCGAATAGCGGAGCGCCGTCTCCGAGTGCGCCAGGGGCGCAGGAGTTTATGGCGCCGACGCCGGATGTTAGTGGTATTTCGCATGGCATCAGTAATTCGTTGCAGGCGAAGCGTTTGGAGTCTGAGATCGCGATGATGGAGGCGAATGAGACTGCGGCGCGAGCAGCGGCTCGGAAGACGGATGTAGAGAAAGAGTTTACGCAGCGGCAGTCGGATTTTTTTGATTTGAATTCCGGGAATATGTTGCAGGTTGGGTCTGCCCAAGCGTGGCAGAGTGTTTATGATCTGTATGGGAAGGAACTGTCCCTGCAGAATCAGAAGCAGCAGTTGCTGTTGGCTGCGCAGAGTGTGCGTCAGGGTGCGGCGTCTGCGGAGCAGTCGGAGCAGGAGGCGAGATGGTTTAAAGAGCACCCTGAGGAGGCTGCGATGATTTTGCGGTTGCAGCGGTGGCTTGGTCCGCTACTTGGCGGTTCTCAGTTGTTGCAGAATGTTAAACCTGCGAGGTGATATATGGAAGATGTTGAGGGTTTTGAGATTCGTCGGCCGTATCAGCGGCCTTTGCGCGTGGCCCACGATTTTGCGGCGAATGAGGCGAATGGTCCGGGCGCGTTGCAGTCGTTCAAGGATGAGTGTGATATCAATCGCATCATGGCCGGTTATCAGCGGACTGGTGTGGCTACGTGGCTCGAGCAGCGCGAGGGCCAGTACAAGGATGTGACCGGTTTGGATTTCCTCTTGGCTATGGATACGGTGGTGAAGGCGCGAGAGATGTTCGATGAGCTGCCTTCGTCCGTGCGGGATAAGTTTTATAACGATCCCGCTTTGTTTCTCGATTTCATGCATGATCCCAAGAATCAGGATGAGATGATTGCGCTGGGATTGGCGAGAAGGAAACCGGAGCCTGAGGTCGCGAAACCTATTGAAGTGATTGTGGTGGAGAAGAAGGATTGATTTATGGCGACGTTTCGCGGCGGTAAGTGGCCGAAATATGGTGTGACGTGGTCTGGGAGTCCTCGAAGTACGCGATCGTGACTGGGAAAC